AGTAGATAAAAGACCTTTAATTTCTCCTAACTCACCTTTTACATTATCAAGATCCTCTTTCATTTTATTTAACTCTAAATTTTTATTTTCTGCATCCTTTTTTCTTTGCATGTATGCAAGGTATGCCTTTTTATCTTTATTGATAATCGCTGTGGATTCTGAATCCCGAAAGAGTCCAGACTTTCCTTCAACTGGAGTGTAATTTGTCATTATGCAACTGCAATGGCTCTAAGTTCTTTAATAAGTGGTGGTTTTGCTTGATCGGTTCCAACCATATCAATCTTAATTTGGAACTTAGTAAATGGTGGTAATTCTCTTGAACTGAAACTGTAATCTTTAAATTCAGCACCAACTGAAGAAGTTATTTCATCATCAGGTCTTCCACTATTGTTAGTGACGTTAATAACTTTACCGTTTTGATCAATATTGTCAAAGCCTGGGAATAATTCAAAATCCACATCCATGCTATTTTCACTTGAACCCTCTGCGATAGTCTTAAAGAATACACGAATATCAGAACTAGATCTTCGATATGCAGCAAATTCAACTTTGAGGTCAGTTGCTGGATTGTCTAAAACAATCAAATTAGAAACGTATGTTGAGGCACAAGGATCTTGACCTGTTTGATTTACACGGTTATCAGTTGCAAAGTTTGAAACAGGACTATTAAGACGGTTTGTGGTTAAGACTGTGCTAACACGATCTAAATCCACAACTGGAGAAACATTTGGACTATCACTAGTCATTAATACTTCAAATGTTAATGATTTATTTCCTGGCAAATCAGATAACTGACTATCTTCATTAACTTTGGAGGCCACCATTCTTGGTGTTTCAAAGTGATTTTGAGCATTGAGTCCAACAGATTCAAATCCTTGATCTGCGAATGATGATTCTGAACCATCAACACTTGTTGCAGATATAGTTCTAATACGACCACCAACTGATGTGCCTGGCGGTGTCATTGTTGTGACGTTTGGTGTAATAGTTTCAAACTGTATGTTTTGTGTTGCTTTTGCGTTAGTTCCACCACCACGTTTTGAGGATGAGAAGAAACGATCAGGTATAGTTCCTCCACTTCTATCTGTACCATCACTATTCATATCAACTTTGATATGATAGAAGTCTAGATCTTTATTATTTGGAACAGTCGCAGCTGGACTATTCATATCGTGAGTTTTATTAATTCTTCGTAAAGAAACACCAGAAAATTCATATTTTCTAATTATATCTCCCGATGAATGACTTGATTGAACAGTGCTATCAATGCCTCTAGTTGTAACACCAGTAATAGAACCGTTTGCAACACCAGTGTAAGATAAAATTTCATTACCTATAATTGCATAACCATAGTTAGTTGTTCCAACACCAACACCTTCAAACGTAGCAAAGTTAGATGAAGTTACCACAGATATATCTGATGTTGAGTCATTATCATAATCAGCAGTTAATTTTGTCTCAGGAACATCTGATTGAACATCAGATATCTTAACTAGATTATTAAATGCATGTAAACCATGAGCACGATGATTAACTTTAAAATGTAATCCATCATTTGTTGAATCCACATCAAAACTTGAGATTGTAGATCCACTACCAACTGTTTTTCCATCTATTCCAATCACAGTTGATCCATTGTTATATCCAAGTGTTCCAACTCCTGTTACAAATGAACCTTGAATATTATCAATTATAACACTCTTAGTTGCAGTAATTAATCCGACAGATATCACAGCACCACTTCCATTTCCAAGACCTAGTGTTCCAATTCCCAAAGTGTCACCCAATGCGTAATTATTTCCACCATTTGTGAAAGTGACAACTCCAATCTGTCCGTTTTCAACACGAACATTACCTATCGCTCCACTTCCATCTCCAGTTTGAGTGACCATTGGTATGTCAGTGTATAAGAAATGACCACTAGCGGGGGTATATCCAGCGCCAGGATTTATGATATTAATATCATTTGCACCGTTAATTGTTGCAATACCAGCAGTATTAATTAAAGTCGCAGACGCATTCAAGTTATCAAATTGACTAATTGTAACGCCAGGCACTAATCCAGCAGCTGGAGTTGTTGATAGAGCTGACCCTAATCCAACTATTGCCTTCTTAGATAAAGAAGTGATTGGATTGGGTGGTAAAGTTGGAATCTCATCATTACCAGTTGATAATTCTGGGTTAAAGAATCTACCTACGGATGGCTCTGTGTTAAACACAGCCCTTCTGATGGTAAACTTCATATCTTCATACTGACTAGGATCCCATGTAGTACCGTTCTGTGACTTGAATAGAGAACCTAAGTATGGTTGTTGACTAATTAATACCTGTTGCTCGTCTGGCAAATTCGCAGTTGATATATCAACCTCTCCCATTCTTGATATCCAACAGTTATAATTTTCTGCTGGAGTTACAAGAACCAAAGCATACTCCTGTTCACCAGTTAGATATATTGGTGATTCAAAGGTAAATGTAGTTGGAATTGATGCATCTTCTGATACATTAACTTCACTTGGATCTTTAACAACAACACTAAATGGTAAGATTTTAGATGTTGGTAAACCAGTTTCAACAGTTCTTACTTGTAAAGTAAGAGGTAACTCTTCATCCTTAGTCTGCATGAATACATCAACAGATGTAATGAAGATACCAGTGGTTTCATCAACACGGAATGTTTGTGCAAGGGGATCATAATATTGAACACCTGTCACTTCAGTTATTTCTCCTTGACCAGCAGGCCCTTCAACTCTTCTTGTAATTCTATCATTTAGAACTCTTTGTTCCTCTGTTGACAATCTTTCAATTTGTGGAGTCTTAATACTTAACACTTGTTCTTGAACTGTATCTAACTCACCTAATGATTTAAAGTTTGCTTCAGCGGAACCAGTTACAGTTCCAGCAACTGTTGAGTTCACTGGACTCGTAGTTAATCGAAGAGTTTTTGTACCAGTTTCAAATCTTGGATTTGCATCTATGTTTGGATCTGGTATTTCAAAACATCCCTTTAAGAATCCTAAAGTATCAGATATAAGTCTATCATTTGTTATTGTTGCCTCAGCACCACTTGTCTGTCCAACAAGCTTCATTCCATTTTTAGAATGTCCAGAAAATTCACCTTGAACTTGTTGTGCAAGACTAAATGTATCCACGTTTAAAATCGTAGATGAAGTAGAATATACAGTTGATATGCCAGCTGCATTATCATAAGGATTTAATGTAATAACTTTTGTTGGTGCATTATATGGGCCTTCTTTATGATTTGGAGCTGCGAGTCTAAATGAGAAATCACCCGACTTTACAGTTTCTCCAGTCTGGAATACACCACTTGTCATATTAACTTCAAGTAATTTTGGTGTAGTAAATGAGGTCACATCAACGTTGTCAAAGTAAACGTAGAAACGAGTTCTAGGTTTCATACGGTGAGTTGTGATTTGAATATTTCTCTTTCTCATGAAAGGAATAATATCACGACTTAAAGTTCTATCTCCAAGAGATTGTTCATTAACTTTAGGAGTAACTTGATATTGAATACCCTCTCTTGACTGTTCGGTTGTTTTTAAAACATCTTCATACTTTTGTGAAGTTTTCACCACAGCATCAGTGATTTTACCAGCACCTTTTGGAAGCCATTTTCCATTTAACTTCATCACCATTCCAAAGTTGGCAACATGTTTAACATTCATCTTTGTGCCTGGTGGCAAATCTTTAGGATCAACAATTCCTAATTCTTTAGTTGTTGATCTTTCCCAAGTACTTTCAACTTCCTCAGATGTCCAGTTTGTTTCCCATGCACCCCAGTTAACTTCACTAAATCCAGTCTGTTCATCAATACCTAACATTGCAACTGTATTATCATACATTGCAGTGTCTACAGTAACATTTGCATCAACTCTCTTTGTATCCATCCAGATATCAGAGTCTGGTGAAATATCCATATCACCAGAATAGTAAACAATTAGAAATGGGTTTACGTTTTCAACTCTAGAAGCATAAATTTGTTTCAACATTTCTGTCTCTGTATAATCTAAAGTTAGAAGTCTTCCTGATTTTCTAATATTTTCTCCATCAACATCAGTAATATGATTAAGATCTAACGTTGGATTTGCAGTTGTTCCAATACCAATGAATGATCTTGAACCGACGACCAAATCAATACATGTCGTGTAATGGCCAGGTCTTAGATATCCATTTTTTGCATCGGTGCTTGCAGAGAAATCTGGATGTGAAATTTGATGAGCATCATGTTTTTTAAAGTTATCAACAAAGAATCCTGACTTAAATCTGTTTAATCCATTTGCATCAGTAATTGTTAAGTTTGCAGTGTCACTCTCAAGAAGAGATAAACGAGTATAATATTCAACGCTATCAAGTCTCTTCTCAAGTCTTCCAATGTCAGACATTGTAAAACGTTTATGATTCGTGCGAATCATTTTAATTTGATTTACATTATCAACGAATGGAGGCATTGATATTTTTGCAACCTCAATCGCATCACCAATTGTTTGTGGAAATTTTGGATCATCGGATGGAACACCTTGAAGGTAAACAAAATTACCAGTTTTATCTAAGAATAATTTATCTTTTCTTCCTTGATAATAATTATATGAAACAATTAAAGTTTCATCTGGAACTAAAGGATCTGGAACGTTAGTTCCTGATGAAAAAGATCTTGATGCGAAATCAAATGGAGATACTGTTGAACTAGTATTATACTCAGCAACTCTTGGTCTAACATCTATTAAATCATTCACAGATTGTCCGTAATTACGATCCACTGGAATTAATTCTTGTGAATCTGTAGGATAACTAGATGCAGTAAAGAAATCTCCACTATCATCAGATGTGACAAAGAAGTTCTTAAATACTATCTTCAATCTATTTGTAGGTGCTTCAAATTCTTTTTTTCTTTCCACAAAGGAATAATCATAATATGTTGGTTTATGATTCACATCTAATAGATATTGATTTGTGATGTTACGATCACCAGAAGTGCTAGCAGTGAGCAATGCAGTAACGCCAGATCTTTCAGCCTTTATAGTTTCGCCAACGTTGAATGTATTTTGATTTAAGAGTACAATTCCAAGTGTTGTGACACTTGGTTTTTCTACAACAACAGCAACAGCATTGCTATCTAATCCTGTTATTTTTTCTCCAACAATTAAATCTGAGTTGTTGCCACTAGGGCCTGAATATGCTGTCAAAGTTAATGATGGTAAATCAGCGTTACCAGAATCATTTGACTCAAACACACCTAATAATTGACAAACATCAGGAACGTTTAATGAAATTTTGCGATCTTGAACTCTGGTTCCAAATACTCTGTTAAACGTTAAACCGTCATTTAAACTATTAGTTCCAATACCTGATGATGCAAGAGTTGAACGACTAATATTAATTACATTCGCTTCATTTAATTTTTTAAGTTTGTTTTTGACTTTACTCTTTAAAACTGTTGCGAAAAGATTTGCTTTTCCAGAAACCGAACTCAATCCTACGAAAGTTACAGTTTTCTTATCTTCAGAAATTTCAACCTGACTCTCCTTTAATGGTTCAACAGATCCTTCATTATAAGATATAAAATATCTCTCCTCATCAAATGGTTGGAAGAATAAGTCTGCACCAGCGTTAGGTGAAGTAAATTGATTATTAGCAACTGTAATATCAGAATATTGTTTTCTAAGTTGAACCGTAGTTGTGGTTACATCTAAACTTTCAATATTATTGTGTCGTACAGGAGTTAAAAGACTATTTTGGTCTAAATCAAATGATGTCTTACGAAGTAAAAGATCATTTACATCAAGTGACCCTGCGATTAATCCATCTAAGACTCCACCATTACAAACATCTGTGACTGATGCAACACCAACAACATTAATTTGTGAGCCATCTGTTGATACGCCAGTAATTCTATTGAATCTTGGAAGAGTTTCGCCAGGAACACTATAACTCACAATATTATTTGAAGTTATAATACCTGAGAAATTATTACCAGATGATGTAATAATACCAGCATTTCCAGAAGTATTACTTAATCTTAAATTACCAGAAATTATATTAGTAAGTTTAGTTCCATCATCAAGTGAAATATCTGCTTCAAACGTTGATATGCCGACAGCACTCTTTAATGATTTAACATCATTAAACCCAAAAGAGTCAACTTTAGTAATTACTCTACCATCTTGAACACCATTAATTAAAATTGATTCATCTTTTATAAATTTACCTGTGACATCAATCAAACTAAAATCTGTAACGTTAGTTCCAGATGCTCTTACAAATCCAGTTGCACCACTTCTTGCACCTTGTATATGATCTGATGCGGTTAATGAAGTGACAGCAGTTGATACTTTTACGTCTGTAAATGTTTTTACATCAAACAAACGAGTTTCATACAGTGTTGATGAATTTACAAAACTTGCAGATTGTGCTTTAAAATCATAAAGTCTTGCAAGACCTATCTCAGATCCACCACCACCTCTTCTTTTATCAAGTAAAGAAACTGTAGCAGTTGTACCTATTCCTAAACTGGGAGAACCAAAAACGTTATTTACAAATAATGGATCACCAGTTGTGTAACTTACTGCCTCTTGTTCTACAGTTTTAGTTGTTCTTGGTTTTGGAACATCAATAAAACTTGTTGCAATTTTTTCAATTGAGTATCCTTTCACATATGCTTTTCCTGGCGATACTTGCATCACCATTAAATCTTTTGATGGTATGTTACCCTGATTTGTTTTTTGTTCTGATGAATATATGCCTTTATTTCCGATAGAATCGTTTAAAGATTCTTTTGCAAAAATTTCAAAAGGTTTTACATAGTAATCTCCTGATTCATCATAAGTTCTTTTAGCTAATCTATCATTAAGAAGATTGTACTGTGTATCTTTTACAAAAGTTTGTAACTCACCACCTTGAACACGAGCAATCTCAATGAAGTTTTGGTCATTTGTATCATCAAGACCTTTCTTCATTAAACTAATATTAATTTGAAGTCGGTCAGCGCCAGGAGCAGCAAAGTTTGTAAATCCTGATGCGTTATCATTTAATGATGGATCTTCATCAGCACTGATAAAATCCTCTTGAACATCAAATCCAATTCTATAGGAAGGAGTGCCACCATATTGATCTAGTATTAGAGTTTCACTTTGAACCTGAGCAAAAGTTCCACGAACAAAATATACTCCTTCACCGATTGACATTGCAGATCCAGTTGCGGTTGCACCAAATGCTAAAGTATTTGCAAAAGGTTCATTCGCAGCAATAACACTTGCACCATAAACAATGTCTTTATTCGCAGATAAACTTTCTCCATCATCAAATTTTTCAGTTGTAAAGTCATCTCCAGACTTTTCATACTTAATATAAAGTGTTAAATTACCTCTATCAGAATCCTCTTTTGATAATATTTTTTTAATTGTAGCTGTTACACCCGATCTTGCACCTGTTATTCTTAATCCTACTAACTGATTTGTATATAATGATACTGGAATACCTAGAAACGCATCTTCAATTTGAACACATGTAAAATTATTATCATAACTTAAGTTGCCTGGAATTACTTTTGAACCTTCTTTGAAAAAATGAGTACCAAATTGTTCAATCTGATTCTGTAGAATCGATTGTAAGGTGCTTAGTTCTCGTGCCTGAACTGGAGATCCTGGCTTGAAAAGAACTCTATAAAAGTTTTTATTCTTATCAAAATCGTCAAAATATGGCGATACGTTTAGATTGGTTTCCTGTGGCATGATTTTTTAAAATTCCAGTACGATCTTGATGTCTTCTTTTTGCTGTGAACTGCGAGTAACAGCAGCTCTGTTATCAACGTAAATGATATCACCGCTATATTTTTCAACCTCTGGGTTAGCAACACCTTTTACAAAACTCATCCCTAAGTTGTAAGTCCTACTATTTATTGATGTGGACAGACCAGGCTGTAGGGAAGTTCCGAAATTGGTATCTATATTTAGATTGTTTGATCCACCAAATATAGTTGTGCCAGCGCCAGTCGCAGGGTCAGCGTTAAATCTGAATAATTCATATCCGTATGTTGGCGCAGTTCCGTCTGTTGATATCGCAAGTCTTCGGTCTTGCCAATATTTAAGAACACCTGTGGTTGCGTCATAATTAATCACACGACCAACAGCAGTTGAACCAATACCTATCTCTTGAGTAACTTCTGCATCAGATGTGAAAGTTGTTGTTGTTGATCCAGCACCAGTAAGTTTCAGTGCGTAAACAGCACTCGCTTTCGATAGAGTGAGTTTGTTATCTGAACCAAAAGCAAGAGGGTCTCTACAAAGACCTACACGAGCAAACTGATTTCCTACAATAAAATCAGGGTTTGATGTATCATTCTCTAAACGAGAATATATGAGAACACGATTTGCACCTAATTCTTTATATACGTCAGCACCATGTCCATCTTGAGGTGGAATGATAACATTAAACGCAGCGTCTGTAGAACCTGATGGGTTTGTTAATCCAACATCACTTAATCCAACTGTTCCAAATGTGTAATTAGATCCACCATTAGTTATTTCAACTGAGTCAATTTTACCAGCAGCGTTTACAACAACAGAACATCTACCACCACTTCCATCACCCTTGATAGGAACATTGTTGTAAGTTGCAGCAGTTCCATAACCAACTCCACGATTGGTGATGCTAACTATCTTTAACTGTCCACTGGTTGCAGCATTGTTTCTAACTGCAGCCACATCATTATTAGTTGACCAGTTTTGTGGTAGAGGTATAAAACTTGTTGAATCAAATTTGATGATACTATTTGGGTCAATCGTAAAGAGATACTTCCAAATATATCCGTCTCCAGATGCACCAGCAGATCTTGGTTCTAAGTCTGTAAATAATGGTTCGTCAAGAGATGGTCTTCCAGATGTGTTTTCTGGATTAGTTCCGTTTTGTAGGCAAATATAAACACGGAAGTTTTGATTCATTACATAATAATTCGTGTCATACAAATTAGTTGAACTAGTTTGTGGTGACAAGTTTGATCGAGAATAATCATCTCGATACATTTCATATGTTGTACCTGATGACCAAGTTATCTTTCTAACGACTCTTGCAATATCATCTGAATTCAACTTCTTGAGTGCGATCATTGTATCCCAATAATCTCTTTCTTCACTAAAAGAGTCTTTAGGTGAAGGTGGATTTTCACTCCAATCTGACTGAAAATCTGCTGGGTTAGGTAGACCAATCCACGAATAATAACTGTTCGTAGTTGAAGCTATCCCCGCTACAAAATTCTCAGAGTTTAATATTCGCAGTTGATCAGTTATAATTGCTGACATTTTATCAATGACTTTTTGTTTTTATTTATATTAAGAATAGGACTCTTTT